GTACAGATAACTAATCGCACTATAGAAAGAGGCGTTGCTATTCCACGTATTGCAGGCTCTACTATTAGCGCCGATGTGAATAGATTGAAGCGCCGTTCTGCAAATAACAAAGTCGGTGAAGAAGTTGTACTAATATCAAGTCAATCTGGTGTTGGTGCAAAAGGTATTGTATCAAAAGTATCTAATGCACCCACGGGATCTATTGAAGTTAGCGTTGATGATCCAGGTTGGGGTTACACTGTACCAGTTGTATTGACTGTAGGCTCTGTAGTATCTGAAGCTACTATTTCAAGCACAACAGTTGTAGTATCTAGTTCAATTAAATTGGACCATAAGCGCACATTGAAATTCTCTGGTGATAAAACATTCTATCCAATTATAAGTGCTGTTGAGAATATTCCTGCTAATCCAAATCAATATACAGTAACACTTGCACGTGGACTAAACAGCGAAATTACTATTGCACAACAAGTAGATGTGTATCGTGCTAACTCTGTCAATGAGTTTGAAATGACTAACCAAGTTGTTATCATTGATAAAGACTACGAAGTACAGACAACAATTAACTATGATGATCAAATAGAATTTGATTTTGATTATGCACATGCAGAAGCAGACAACACTGGACCATACTATGTGCAAGCAACAAATACTTTAAGCTCTGAGTACGGTTACGTATATCCACTATATACAGACGAAGCAACTGCGGCATCAAAAGATCCTAGTGGTGACACTTCTACGTTTACGTTCAGCGAATATCCTGGTGTAAACTTCTACATGCCACTTAACGTAAATGGTGATTACGATTTAAATGTATTACCACCAAAGTACAAATATAGTGCTAAGATATTCGATGCGCCTCTACCATTCATTTATTTTAATATTGATCGCTTTGCAAAAATTGATCCTATCGATACTACTAATTTAATCGATACGCCTAAGTACGTATTTGTCAATGGCGAAAAAATTAAACTACGTACTATTGTAGAGTTTAACGATTCTGCTGATTTGCGTATCGGTGAACTATATGAACCTGAGACTGTAAATCTAATTCCTGATATTATTGAAGATTTCTTTAATACTCCTCTTACATCATCTGATTACGATATGAGTGGTCCAGGTAAAGAAACATTTACAACTAGAATTGTAGACGCATTCGAGAGACAAGAGTTTATTATCGGTGGAATTAAAACTATAGATGTAGTTGACGCTGGTATCGATTACCGTAACAGCATTTATGTGAATGCTTTCCAGCCTACTATCAGTAAGTTCAAGTATGCAGACTATGCTATAGAGTTCTCTGACCTAACATCTATCGTTACGAAAGGTGATATACTTACTCAAGAGATCGTACTATATACTGGTGAAGACTACACTGTAAGAGCAGAGTGTACTGGTCGTAATGGTAACACATACTACTTTAGACCACTATCTTTCTACCGTCTTGATCCAGATACTCAAGTTAATGTTCGTGGTAATACTTTGACGTTAGCCTCAGTAGAAGCAGTTGAAGGAATATATCTTGGTGATAACGCTATAATCGATTCTACTACAAATGACAGTATAGGTCAAGTGGAATCTATAAAAATTATTGACTCTGGTTATAGTTATTCACTAAGAGAGCCTGTAGAACTACAAAAAGAAATAAAGACTCTTGTTACTGCTAGTGAGATTGTAGCTGGTTCTCGCTATGTCATTGTAAATCCAGGTACAACTGACTTGACTGTACTAGGCGCACCTTTGAATCTAGATCGTGTTGAGTTTCTTGCTACTGCCGATGGGACCACTCTTTCACACATTGATCCAACAACCACTCTAAATGAATTGTCTTATGAGTATGTTGCTATAGCAAATGTGAATCTAGCAGGTAATGGTTTCACCGAAGGCTTCTGGAAAACTACAACGTCTTTCTTGAACCAATCTGATCGTGTGATTCGTGACAACTACTACTATCAAGAATACTCAGTAGAGGTCTCTTCTTCAATCAGTCCAGAAAGATATGAAGAGTCTATCAAAGATAACATTATACCTGTAGGTACTAAGCTGTTTAGCGCACCGCTTATAAATACAAGTAATAATTTAAGCGCAGAAGTTGATCTAGAAATAACTTCTTACAATATTAACGTAGAAGATATGACAACTGAAAATGGCGAAGTAATTGTTACCGAAGCTGGTGAAGAACTACAAGCGCTTAGCGATAGCTTAATTCGAGATATCATTTAAAGGCTAATAAGAAATGGCAAAGATCATAACTGAAAATTTTAGAGTCAAGAACGCAGAGGATTTTTACAATACTCTGAATACTGACGATTACTTTGTTGTTGCGTCGGCATATTCTGCTGATAGTGAAGCAGGTATCACAAATAGCTTGTACGATAAGATCAAGTTTCTTAATCGTGTTCTATTTGGTAATAGGGTAGATAAAAACGATTGCCGTTTCTTGTTTAGCAAACGTCCATGGGTAGAAGGTACCGTTTATGATCATTTCGATGATCGCATAGATGTATCAACTTTAAATATGTTTGTGACTGTACTTGATGGTACAGACTCGGATGGTTACTATCGTGTATATAAGTGTATCGATAATAACAACGGAAGTCAATCTGTAGTTAAGCCAAATATCGTACCTAACAATTCAGAAGACGATGGTTACTTTACAACTAGTGAAGATGGCTACACATGGAAATATATGTTTAGTGTGCCATCTTCTGAATATCAAATTTTTCAGACACGTGACAATCTACCTTACGTGCCTGATGTGGACATGATCAATAATGCTAATGATGGAATCTATCGTATTGCGATAGAAAGCAGGGACGCTAACTCTTATTCTTTATTCACTGATTATATGTTTAAGAATGAAACTGGTCTTGCTGAATATGTTCTTAATTCAGTTAGTGGCGAGATTGCTGGTGATGATGATTCAAATTTCTACTGTGATATCACGGTAACTGCCGCACAAGTAACTGAAAATATTCGCACACTTGACAATTCTTATGTAGGCATGTATATTGAAGTAGACGGTAAACTGTACGATATCGTACAATCAAAAACACGTAGCGCACAAGCTCCTACAGTAGAAGTTGAAATGCGTGTGCGTGGTGATTTGCGTAACTCTGCTAGAATCTGCTATCTAAGACCTAAAGTTATTGTATCTAACAGTAACAATTCAAGTGATTTTAAGTCTTCATGTAAAGCTGTTGCTATGCTAGATGAATTTGGTGGTATCACTGGTATTCGTGTTGTTAATTACGGATATGGATACACACAAGCAGAAGCAAAACTATCATTACCTGCTGGTATAGCAGACAAGTCTGGTTCAGTGACACTAAGACCAATTATCTCTTCACTTGGCGGTCACGGTGCTAATCCAATTCTAGAATTGCAAATGAGTAAAGTTGCTGTTGTGTCTACTTTCTACTCAAGCGATGATACACTAATTCCAGCTAACGGATCATATACTCAAGTAGGTCTAGTACGTAACCCAGAGTTTACTGTAGATATGTCTACACGTTATGACTTTGACTCACGTATCAAAGCCACACTATCTGGTGATATTTCAGCACTGGTTGAAATAGGTGATATACTAGAGCAAACTGTTAACGGAGAAATTGTCTCTGCAAAAGTTCACGAAATTAATGTAGACGGTGGTAACACTATTCTAAGTATTGCTGACTACTCTGGTGCATATTCAGGATCATTTGTTGAGGGCACCAATGCTAATCTGAAGAAAACAGAAGATGACTTGTCACCTATCACAGTGACTATAAATAGTATTGAAACTTCAGAGTACGTAAATGGCACAGGTACATTATTGCATTTCACAGATTTTGATGCAATAACACGTGCCTCTGAAACTAAAGAAAAGATCAAGTTTATATTCGACTTTTAGGGAAAGACTGACAGATGAGCATCAACACTAATTTAAACGATGATCCATATTTTGACGATTTCGATCCGTCTAAACAGTACAACCGTATTCTGTTTAGGCCAAGCCGTGCTATTCAAGCACGTGAATTGACACAGATTCAGTCGATTCTACAAGATCAAATCGAGAAGTTTGGTTCAAACATCTATAAAGAAGGTTCAATTATTCAAGGTGTAAACATTTCACCAGTAGATAACCTTTACTTTATTAAACTTACAGATTACGTCAATCTTACTGATGAATCTGGTAACACTCTTTCACTAATCGATCTTATCCCTAGAGCTCCGACTATTGAAGAGATTGCAGCTAACGATAATCTAACTGAAAATGACGCAGGCATTCTACGTAAGTATACTGTTACTGGTCGCTCAACTGGTCTAACTGCTGAAATCATTCAAGCATCTGAAGGCTATGAGTCACGTAATCCTGATCTCAAAACTCTTTATATTACTTACTTGGGGTCTTCTACTACTGCTGAAGGTCAGAAACAAGTATTTGAATCTGGTGAGGTTCTTGACGTTATTGATCCAGATGGTAATGCAATTGGTACTGTTACAGTAACATCTTTCTCTGGTCACTCTGGTCGTTCTTACGGTGTTATTTGTGAAACAGGTGTCGTGTTCCAACGTGGTATTTTTGCATTCGTTGAAGCGCAAAGCTTGATCGTATCTAAGTACGACAATCAGCCAGATAATATTTCTGTTGGTTTCGATATCTCTGAGCGTATTGTCACTTCTAGCGAAGATTCTAGTCTACTAGATAACGCACAAAACTTCAATAACAGAAACGCACCAGGTGCTGATCGCCTTAAGATTACTCCTGTACTAAGCGCATATGCTTCTGATGCTGAACCAGAAGAGTTCTTCAGTCTCATGCGCTTCAAGCGTGGTCTAGCTGTTAACATTCGTGCTACCACTCAGTTCAACTCTATCGAAAAAGAGATTGCACGTAGAACATATGATGAAAGCGGAGACTACATTGTAAGTGGATTTAAGACTGCACTTGAAACTTTTGAAGGTGCGCCATATGCTGTAGTAGGTCCTGGTAAAGCATATGTCAAAGGCTTTGAGGTTCAAACATATGCACCACAATATTACGAACTTGAGCCTGTACAAACTACCACAACTAAGATCAATCAACAGACTGGTGTAGAGTATGGTAATTACTTCTATGCGCCTGCGTTGAATGACAACTATCGTCTTGACGGTACTCGTTACAATCTTAAGAACGACATTGCAGGTCTAAACACTGTAATCGGTAGCTGTAGTATTCGTAGCGTAGACAAAGTAGCTGGCGAAGATGGTTACAGAATATATGTGTATGCTGTTGAGAAGAAAGCTGAATACAAAAACACTGTTATCGATGGTGTTGGTGATACTCCTGTAACTGGCGGTATCAAGAATTCTGGTAAAGGCGCTGCTATTGCATCTGTAGGTCAACTTGGTGTAAACTCATTAAGCAACATTTCTTTTGTTCGCCGTACACGTATTGAACCAACTATCGAAGGCGCTGTAAGCACTCTAACACTATATCACGGTAATAACACTCAAGTAGTTGATTACCCAGATGAAGAAACACGTGTTGTTGTAATTGATCAAAACGAAAATGAAGTAGACGTATTAACAACAACTATAGCATATGATAATGAGTCGAATGAAGTTGGTGTACAAGTACAACTTGCATCTACAATTGAGCAAGGTGCTGTAGTATACTTTGATGAGCTAGTATCTAATACTGTAGCAGATTCAAAAGTATCATACAATGTCTATGTTAACACTTCGATCTCTTCTGACACTCAACAGTCTTACAAGAGAGCGTCCTTGGGTCTACCAGACGCATATGAACTAATTTCTGTAACTGGTCTATACACTGGTACAGATTACACTAGTGACTATGTACTAATACCTAACCAGAAAGATGGTTACTACGATATCTCTTACATCGAATTGAAGAGCGGTGGTCAATCACCTCTACCTGATGAATCACAAACTGGCAACCCACCAGAAGCACTTGTTGTAAACTTCAAAGTATTCAAGCGTGATTCTACTATCGGTGCTGGTTATCTGACTGTTGACAGTTATGTAAACGTAGAGAAATCAGATATTCCTACATACACTGCTGGTAATGGCATTGTCTATGATCTAGCCTCAGCGTTTGACTTCAGACCATATGCCACAGTTCAAGGTATGACTTATGCTATTAGTGCATCTGGTGCACCAACAGCGCCATCATACACAGACATGGTTGACGCAACTTCTGCTAAGTCAATTAATGCAACGGTTTCGCCTGCTAACAATACATTCGTAACTGCTAATATTGAACACTACGTATCACGTATTGACTCAATTATTGCAAGTGACTCTGGTGAAATTCGCTACGTTAAAGGTACAGAAGCAGACAATCCAAAAGCACCTATCACTAATGATGCGTTTGTATTAGCAGAGGTTGAGATTCCTTCTAACCCAGTAACTACTCGTGGTCAGTATGCCGCTGTTCTCAATAAGAAACAGTACGTACAAGGCTACACAATGAAAGAGATTGCCCGTATTGATCGTCAAGTAACTCGCTTGACAAACTTCATGCAATTGTCTATTCTTGAAATGGATGCTAAAGATGCACTCATTCTAGATGCAAACGGTAACAATCGATTCAAGAATGGTTTCATTGTAGATAACTTCAAGAATCTAAAGATTGCAGATGTAACTAACCCATACTTTAAAGCGGCTGTTGATAAAGGTCGTGAACGTTTGATGCCTGCTGTACAACAGTTCCCTGTAGAGCTACAACGTTTTTCTAGTAACAATGTTGACACGTTTGAAGATGTTATTACTGTTGCAAACAGTGGTGTTACAACTACAATCACTCAACCATACGCAACTAGCTTTAGAAACTGTGTAAGTAACTTCTACAAGTACATTGGTACTGGTGATATCTTCCCGAAATATGATGGTGGCTACGATGTTATTCGTAGACCAGATTATAACATTGATGTTGATCTAGAGACGCCATTTGCTGATCTAATTGATAACATTCAAGAGTTCGTTCCACTAACATCATCTTCTAGCAGTAGTGTTAGTAGTAGAAGTAGAAGACGAGTCTCTGGTGGCACACGTGTAACTACAACCACCAGAACTACAACTACTACTCGTTCACTTGAAATGGAATTTAATGAGTCTCAACAAAAAGTTGGTGATTTCGTTACTGATGTTGCATTCCGTCCATTCATCGAGCGTAAAAATATTCGTATTGTTGTTCATGGTTTACGTCCTAACACGCAACACTACGTCTACTTTGAAGAAGATGATATGTCTGATAGAGTGGTCAGTGGTCTATTCCCATCTTTGAGCCGTCGTAACTCATTCAGAGACTATCTAGGTCGTTGGACTCGCAGATCAGCACGTTCAGTACGTAGAACTAGAAGCCGTGAATTGTTCACTGACGCTAAGGGTACACTATATGCAGTTCTAAGCATTCCTGGTGGTAAGTACTACGTTGGTGAGAGAATTATCGAAATCTCTGACGTTGACACATACAACAGCATCGGTAGTGCAGGCACTTCATACGCTAAGTTTGAGTACAATGCATATAACTTCGATGTGACTAAGCGTGGTCTAACAGTATCGACTCGTTCACCTGATTTCAGTGTTGATACAAGCGTTACTCGTTCAACTCGTACAACAAGTCGCTTTATTGCTGATCCACCTCCACCTCCACCGCCACCAAGATCTGATGGTGGTAGCAGTGGTGGCATTGTTGGTGGTAATCAATGGACTGCTGGTGCTGGTGGTTGGAGCAACCCAACACGTGTTGACCCATTGGCTCAAACATTCGTTTTGACTAAAGAAATGTCTGCTGGTAAGTCGCACATCTTCTTGCAGTCTGTAGACGTATTCTTTAAGACTAAGAGTAAGGCCGCTGGTATTACACTTGAAGTTCGTGAAGTCGTAAATGGCTACCCATCTAGAGAAGTTGTTCCATTTGCACGTGTTCATCTAGACTCTAGACAAGAAAACGAATCTGGTCAAACTGTAGACGTTGTATTGACTTCTGATGACGGTCAAACTGCTACTACATTTGAGTTTGCTAACCCAGTACAGCTTGCTACTGAGAAGGAATATGCAATTGTGCTTCTTCCTGACGGTAACAGCCCAGACTACAATGTTTGGACTTCTAAAGTCGGTGAGACAGACGTATTCTCTAATGCTGCTGTCACTCAAGACTGGGGTTCTGGTGTTCTATTCACATCTACTAACAATAGTGCTTGGAAGTCTTACCAAGATGAAGATGTGAAATTCACTATTCGTAACTACGAATTTAGCGAAGATTCTGGTTACGTTGAGTTCGTAGCTAACGATATGGAATTCTTATCGCTAACTAACACAATTGGCCACTTTGATGCTAATGAAGCTGTTTACACAACTAAAGGTTCAGTGTATGATATTAGTGTAACAATTGAATCGGATAATTTCTCTGCAACTTCGCTTGTATCACTACCAATTAATACTGGTGACTACGTAGTTATTAAACAGGGTACAGAAACACACGTTACCCGTATTGTAGCGGCTGAAAACAACAGCACTGCACTAGACTTTGTTGATCCAGCACCATTCTTTGGCGCTGCAACTATTCAGCTAGCAGTAGGTGGTGAAGTATCTTACTACAACCGCCGTAACCCAACTGAGCTACACTTGAAAGAGTCTTCCGCTAACGATAATGCATTGTTTGAAGTTGGTAATTACATCATAGGCGAAGAGAGCGGTGCAACAGCAACTATCTCTGCTATCAATGATATTTCATTGAGCTACTTCCAGACTATGTGGTACAAGACTAATGTTGTTGGTACTACTACAGAGGTCGCTCTTTATGATGGTATTGTGGCAGACAAGACTATTACATCTGATGACTCAGTATTCTTGAATGCTAACCCACGTGTGATTGAAAGTAGATCAAATCTCGTTACGAATGCTAAAGATCCAGACTTCCGTATTCGTGTGACACTAAGCAACAACGGGTTTATTACAGTGACTCCTGTACTAGACGATACAATTTCTATTATGAATGCGTATCAGTACAAACTAACATCTGACGATGCAACCTCTTCTAACTACGTTGCGAAAGAAGTTGTACTACAAGACGGTCTACCAGCATCTGGTCTACAAGTATTCATGGATGCACACAGACCTCGTGGTACTAATATAAATATGTACGTAAGATTTAAGTACATAGACAATGAAGAAGAGTTTACAGATTGGATTCTCCTAAGAAACAAGTCACCAGAACTATATACTAGTGGCGTTGACTTTGAAGAGCTAAGGGAGTTCCAGTATGAGATTCCAGAAGCAAATGAAGATAACGAATTTAGTTCATTCCAAGTTCGTATCGCAATGACTTCTGATACTGTAAACGATTCTCCATACGTAGATAACTTTAGAGCAATCGCAGTAACTTAATAATGATAGAAAATGATTATGTAAGAAATGATGCGGCAGTAGTGAGTGTAGATCAAAACGCTTACGCTGCCGCAAAGGCAAGAAAAAAGAAAGCGAAAGAACAGCAAGACTTGCTCAATCGCATTAGCGAACTAGAAAAAAGACTTTCAATGTTAGAACTACTTGTAGAAGAGAGAATTAAATGAGCCGCAGTTTAACTTCACTCATTAACACGAATACCTTTGAAGATTGGTTTATTCGTACTAATGAGATTATCGACACACTAGAGAAAGTAGCAACTCTAGATAATATCTACGATGATAACGTAGGTGATCTAACTATCAACGGTACTGTTAGTGCTACAAGTATTAATGCTGATAATCTAAATCTTGGCCTCGCTACAAGCCAAGATACGATTAGTCTAAATGCTAATGCACGTATTAAAGGTGATCTTGAAATCGCAGACGATTATGGTTCTGGTCAGACTGCAAGCTTGCGTTTCTACAACGGCAAAGAAGCCGCAACCAGCTCGCCTACTTGGGCTATACAAGTTGATCCTGATGATGAGATTCAACATCGCCGATTGACTATTGGTGTAGGTGCTGGTAACCCAAGCGCACAAACTCCTCTTCTATACATCGATGCAGAAGATGGTGAAATCAATGGACAAAACGTTGTCATTCACGATGATCTTCTACCAGACGAAATCACTAGTAACATTACTGGTGACGTAACTGGTGATCTAAATGGTAACGCTACTACAGCAACAACAGCGACTTACGTTACTACGCTAAGTTCTGATGCTAGCACCAAACTAAAAACTGATCTACTTGACGAAGGTACAACTAATAAGTTCTACACCTCTGCAAGAGCGCAAGCAGACGCTAAACTTGCTATTAGCGCTAGTGGTGATCTATCATATGCTGATGGTGTAGTTTCATACAGTGGTCCAACTGATGCACAAGTTCGCACTAAGATTTCTGTGGATGGTAGTCTTGATTATGATGAAGAAAGTGGAGTTATTAGTTACACTGAAAGAACAGATGCAGCGATTCGTGGTCTATTCTCAAGTGGCACTGGCGTAAGCATTGCCACAGACGGTAAAATTTCTATCGGACAATCAGTTAGTACCAGCGCTAATGTGACCTTTGCTTCTCACACATCTAACAAATGGGCTTTGAAAAAAGCATCTGATGGTACAACTCTTAATGATACTGTTTACGTTGAAGTGCAACAGGCATCCAATGGTAACTATAGACTAGTGTTTAAGTATGGCAACGAAGTGCTATTCTCTATGGACGGGGACGGTAACTTTAGAGCTAAAGGTGATATCACCGCATTCGGCACACCAATATAACCAATATGCTATAAATAGATTAAAGTATACTGATAAAGGCACAAAGAAATGGCTAAAAAGTTTAGCGAATTAACATCTTTAACTACTCTAGTTAACGAAGATATCTTTGCGGTAACTGACACTAGCGAATCGATCAGTAAGAAGGTCACTGCAAATGACCTACGAAACTATCTAGTTGGCGTTGGTACAGACGGTAATATCTTTGTTGGCACTGGTCAACAAATCGTCTCTGAGATAAACAACTACGATGGCGCTGGTTCTGGTCTAGACGCTGATAAGCTTGATGGACAAGAGGGTGCATATTACTTAGACTACAACAACTTTACGAATGCACCACCACGTGCTGATGATCTATCTGATCTTGCGAACACAACTGGCTTCGTTAAAGTTCAAGGCGACATTGTTGTAAACTACAACACAGAAACACAATCTTTCTACAGTATTTCGACAAACTTCATTCCAGAAGGTAATAATCTATACTATACTGAGAAAAGATTTTCTGACCATCTAGACGAATACTTCCCAATTAAATTTGCTGAGCTAACTGCCACATTTGATTCTGGTCGTGTTACAGATAGCTTGTGGGACGTTAAAGCAAACTTCCAAGATATCATCAACAATCAAACAAGTAAACTGTACATACAAAGTTCTGTTGATATTACTAAGTTCGTTGCAGGTCAGAATATTCGCATCTATGGTGCTAACCCAGATTCTGGTGAAAATGGTGGTCTACTAGAAGAACAGACTTCTATTAACGCTAATGTTACTAAAGCAGGTTTCAATGATTTTCTAGCTGAACCAGCAAGAACATTTGAATATAAACTAGCTAAGTTTAATTCTATCACAGGTAACGTTGCTCCAGCAAGCATTGCATATTCCGTTACAGTAAATATGCCAGATGATGGTAATGGAGAGCCTGATTACACAGTATTCGGCTCTGAGAACAATATTCAGATTGCGTTTGATACTCCGGGAGATATTGACGAAGGCTATCTATTATAC